TGTGGTGAGTGTTGGAATTGGTGATTTTATTGTAGTTGTTTGATGATCAGGCTTATTAATATACATCCTGCTAAGTATAGATAAAAAAATATTTGTGCTTGTTTTTTTGTCATTTTAATCATTTTTTCACCTCTCCATTAAGATATATATACATATATATAAATATTGTTGTTCTTAAAAATAGAAACATTTTTATAGTAGTGTTGGTATTTTTGAATATCAAAGGTGTTTTATCGTGGCTAATGAAGCAATTATCGTGGAACTTTTGGGTAACAGAGGCGATCCAATTCAGCTAAATTGTGCTGATGGTGACGCATTTCCTAAGGGAACAATTTTAAAGCTCAGTAATGGTAGGCAAGCAGATCTATCTTCAGCAGACGGAGAACTTTGCGCTGGCATTTGTGCGGCTGAAAAGGTTGCTAATGATGGTTCGACCACAGTCACAGCCTACACTAATGGCATATTTATACTTAAAGAAGCAGACAGCGCGCAAATTGATGTGGGAAGCCCAGTCACTATTGGGGGTGCTAATACAATTAAATTAGCCGCCGCAGGAGAAGCGGAATCAGGCGACATACTAGGTCGTGCTATGGAAACCATAGCTAAGGATGGTACTGGAGAAGTGAGGGTTCTTTTGTAAAATGGCAGACACAACTGGCGAAGCTGATTTAAGGGCGGAAAATGTAAGTAGAATCGTTAAGGGTTTTGCTCTTCAAAACTATAAGCTTAAGCAGCTTTGTATGATTCAGAAAAGCAATGCTTGGACTGAGCAGTATTATCAAGAAACTGCTGCTGATCTTGAGGCTGCAAGCGGGTCAAATATAAGCGTTAAAGGAGTACCAAGACTTGCAAATTTCCCTTATGGAGAGGTCAGTTGGACTTTAGCGTCTGGGAGAAATCTCAAGCACGCTATGGAAGGCGTAATCTCATGGGAAGATGGCAAAACTAACGCTGTTGATGTCATCGCAAGGACGCTCTTAAGAATTGCTAGAGCTGTTACTAAAAGTGTTGATAGTGATATTGCTGCTGCTATTGTTGCTGATGCTGGTAACACTACTGCTGCTAATGCTACTTGGAATAATGCTGTCATTGCTGATCGTGATCCTGTGCAGGATATTCTTGATGCTAAAGCTTTAATTGCTTTAGATAATTATGATCCCGACAACAACGGTTTTCTTCTTGTCAACCCTACGAATTATGCCGAGTTGTTGGGTAATGCTAATGTTAGAAATGCTGGGCAGTTTTGGACTGACAGCGTTACAAAAAACGGTCGGGTAGGTCGGCTATGTGGCTTAACAGTTATTTCGTCTAACTCTATTACTGAGGGTGGTGCTCAGGTCGTTATAGCGAAAGAAGCTTTAACCTGGAAGGAAGTTGTTGGGTTGCAGGTTTATACGATTACTGATCCTGGGATAAAGCACACTATACGGGCTTTTGAGGTTGGTCAGATTCAGGTTGTTAATCCTGACGCTATTTGTAAAATTACTGGTGTTTAATAATGGCTGCTGCACAATTACTTTATAATGGGAGTGTTGGGGATACTGCTGCTATCATTACAGCGTTAGGTACTAATGCTGCGAGTAATTTGATTGTTGTGCCTGGTGCTAATGGGCAGCAAGTGAGTATATATTTACAGGGCAGTTAATATGAGTTTGAAAAACAGGCGTATGGTTTATGAGAAGCTTAAGAAAGCTGGGCGATTAGATAGGGATGATGGTGCTCTTTTAAAGGAGTTTGGTAGTTCTGCTCGTGATGAGCTTAAAATCATTGAGGATAATAAAGGTGTTTTGCAGTCTGATGATGATTTAGATTCTCATGATGATGATGTTGGTGTTTCTTCTTTGTTAGAAACAATGAAAAAAAATAAAAAGGGTGGTAAATGATGGGTGCTGATGTTTCTGATTCACTTGCTCCGAAAGAGCTTATTTTGAGGAACGCTGCTACTGTTTCTCTTCCTGCTACTGCTAAGACTGGTACTATTATGTATGATTCTACGCTTAATAAATTAGTTGTATGGACTGGTGCTGCTTGGACTGCTGTCCATTAATAACAACTTTTTTATACTTCTTTGTTTCTTATATGTTCTATGAAGTACGATAAACTCTTCAGCACAACCAATATGAAAGGTATGGCGGGCTATGATAATTCAAGGCAGAATATAGATCCTTTGGTTGTATCTCGCCATGAAGCTTTGGGTATTAATTTTTTTATTAATGGTGTATTAACTGGCATTATGGGTATGCTTAGAGTGCCTTTTTCTTGTTCTATTCGTGAGGTTTCTTTATTTTGTGATCAATCTGGTTCTATAAAAATTGATATTTGGAAGGATTCTTATGGTAATTATCCGCCTACTGATGCTGACTCTATTTGTGGCGGTAATGAGCCTGAGATTGTTGGTGGTGTTAAATATTCTGATGCTGTGTTGACTGATTGGGATTTGCATATAAATAATGGTGATGTTTTGTTTTTTAATGTTGATAGTGTTACTGACATTGAAAAGTGTTTGGTTGTGCTTAAGGTTTTAAGAAATGGTTGAAAAAACGTTTGGTTTTGGTGATGGGCAAAGCGGTTTTGTTGAGAAGGTAACGAATTTTTTTGGTAGTTCTTATAGTGCTGATACTGGTTGGAGTGTTATGGCTGTTCGTTACTATAATAATACTTCTATTGGTGTTTTGACTGATAAGCGTGCTTTGTTTCGTTTTGATACGTCGAGTATTCCTTCATTTGCTACTATTTCTAAGGTTGAATTTAAGATTGTTGATTCTTTGAGTCAGCCAGGTGGCAGTGTCCCTTTGTCGTATGGTTTGAAATTAGGCGATGATTTTATTGGTTCAAGCCTTGATGGTGATGCTGGTGAGTGGGGTGGTGGTACTGATGTTAAAACAAATTTTACTTACACCAGTGGGTCGTGGTTTGATTTGGATACTGATGCTAACGATCTTATTAATAAGGGTGGTTTTACCTGTGCTAATTTGTATGTTTATAGTTATTATGCAAATACTGATTATGGTAGGAATTTTAATACTGCTAGGTCTAAGTGTCAGTTGCGTGTGACGTATGCTGTTTCTTCTAAATTTTTTGTTACTATTATCGGTTAAAAGGGTATATATAAGGATGTATATATAATACTTTTTTGAAGGAAAAAAAGAAACCCTATAATATCATACTATATCATACAAAATCAATTAATAATTAAAGAAAACTAACAGACCACTAACTAAAACATAGTTTGGTTAGTGACACTCATATATAAATGTTTCGGTAAAACAAGTAAAATAAGTAAATCAAGTAAATCAAGCAAAACAAAAAAAACAAAAAAAACAAGTAAAAAACTGGGCTGTTTTCTTAAGAAAATGGTTTGTTGTACTATAAAAAAACAGATATAAATATATATCTATATACTACATCACAACAATATTTAAATAAAACAAAAAAAACAAAAAGAATAACATGACAAGCCCAACACAAAAAAAGAAAAACATAGAAAAAGCAATACTAAACCTGCTAAACACAGAAAAAAAAATAGATCTAACAAGCACAACAGCACACCTAAGCCTAGAAAGCGGATTCAAAAGAAAAACAGTAATGGAAATAATAGAACTAATGAAAGAAGCAGGAAAAATAGACCACAACTACATAGATATAACAAAAAAAGAGGAAAAATAAGCGTTTAAGGAAAGAAGATGAAATGCGAAATATGCAAACACCCAATGACCCACAAAAAATTCACGGAAGAAAGCATAGAATACGACTGCATGGTATGCGAAAATTGCGGATACTGGAGGTAAAAAAATGAAAATAACAGTAGAAGAAACAAAAACAATAGAAGAAGGAAAACACACAGGAATAATTAAAAACATAGAAGAAAGAAAAGAACCATATAACTACATAGATATAGAAATAGAACCAGAAAAAAAAAAAATATCAATGAAAGCAAGCTACCCAAAATTCCTAAGCAAAGACAGCAAACTAGGAGAATTACTAAAAAAATTCAACATAAAATTAGAAGTAGGAGATGAAATAGAACTATCATCACTAATAGGAAAAAAAGTAGATTTCATAACAATAAATAAAGAAAACAAAAAAACAGGAAAAAACTACGCAAACATAGTAAGCGAAAGCGTAAAACCAAACAAAACAACCTACGAAGACTTAAAATGAAAATAGATAAAGAAATAAAATCAATCGGAATAATCGCTGACGAAATTGAAAAAATACCAGAAGAAAGAAGGTCAGCTGTATTAAATTTTATACTGGAAAGATACAATACAAAAAAAAAGGAAAAAAAATGGTAAGAATAAGAAACCCAACAAAAGGAAAAACAAGATGTTTAGATATAATGGAATACTTAAGAGAAGAACACAACAATAAAAAAATTTACACAATGCAAGAACTAGACAGAGCATTACTAGAAGTAGTAGGGGCATGCCCAAGAACAACCGTACTAGCAAAAAGAGATCTACAACTACTAGGAATGATAAAAATAAGAATAATAGACACAGGAAAAGTAATATGATAAACAAAAAACAATTCAATAAATGGATTATAGAAGTAGCGAATCAAGAATATAAGGGCGATTTAGAGCTTATTAGAGAAATAATAAATAAGAAGGTAAATTAATGTAACAACTACTACCAAAAAAAAAAAATACCACCTTCACCACCCCCGCCTTACCTTTTTTGGAGTGTTGTTTTTGTGGTGAGCCTGCTTGCGATGCGTCGCTCCGCTCCTTATCGTCCATTTCGCTTAAATGCAATGACGCTCATGTCCCAGCCAATTCAACCCAGAACCTTAAGGGGGTGGGGGCTTCGCTCTTACCCCACCACCTCGCTATGCTCGGTCAAGCCCTTAAGAACCTGTGCATCTTGGCTGACTACGCAGGCTCACCACAAAAACAAATAAATGATTATAGTATTCGGGGCATAAATGCCCCTCAAGACACACAGAGACCGCTCAGGGCAATATTTATGCTGTAAAGCATAAATATTAACCTTCGCTTAGTTTGTAATGTGTGGGCATTATGTGGCTTGTGTGCCACATAATCACCCCCCTAACACTATAATCACCCCCCTAACACTCGGGGCATAAATGCCCCTCGTGTGCCACGTAATAACCCCCCTAACACTCGGGGCATAAATGCCCCTCGTGTTGTTGCCTTGATTACTCCCCTAACACTCGGGGCATAAATGCCCCTCGTGTTATTGGGCTTCGCCTCCCTTCCCTTTGATGAGTTTATACCCTGTGTTGTTTTGGGTAATTTGTCGGGGGTGATGGGTGGTGAAGGTGGTATTTTTTGGAGCGAGTGAGAGCGGTCTATACTAATGTTAATGTTCCAATTGTGGACTATTGGGGAAAAAATTATTTTATTTTTTTTTTTTTTTTTGGTGAAAAATTTATGAGGTGTGATGTGATGGAAAAGAAACGATTAGAGGAAAAGGATTGTGTTGATGATAGGGTTCTTTGTTTGAAGGATTGGACTTCTATGCGTGTTGCTGTTGTTCGTGAGCTTAAGTCTGCTATGCAGGCTGTTGAGATTCTTACTGTGCAGTTGGATTTTATTGATGGTGTTGTTCGTGGTTTTGAGGGTTCTGATGAGGTTGTTGTTGATCCTCGGGGTGGTTATGGTGTTGAAAGAACGTGATTTGTCTTTTGTTTGGGATGATTATTTGAGTGTTGATCCTTGTTTTGTTCCTGATAAGTGGCAGTCTGAGGTTTTGTTTTATGATGGTAATGTTGTTATTCGTGCTGGTCGTCAGGTTGGTAAGACTGAGGTTGTTTCTCGTAAGGCTGTTATGTTTGCTTTGAAAAATTCTCGTACTACTGTTCTTATTTTGGCTGCTTCTCAGCGTCAGTCTTCTTTGTTGTTTGAGAAGTGTAGTGGTATGTTGGGTTTTGCTAATGATGCTGTTGTTTCTTCTGCTAAAAAAAAGTATGCTGCTGCTTTTCGTGCTTGTACTTCTAATGATAAAAAAAAGGTTTTTTTTCGTGAGCATTCTATTTTTGTTGATACTCCTTCTCAGACTAAGATTTTGTTGCGTAATGGTTCTCGTATTTATTCTTTGCCTGCTGGTAAGACTGGGGTTTTTATTCGTGGTTATACTCTTGATCTTTTGATTCTTGATGAGGCTGCTTATATTCCTGATTCTGTTTGGTTGGCTGTTAAGCCTATGATTGCTGTTAGTAAGAAGATGCGTGGTTTTGGTAATATTATTATGTTGTCTACTCCTTTTGGTAAGTCTGGTTTTTTTTATGATGCTTTTCATGATGATGATTTTCGTTCTTGGCATGTTTCTTCTGAGAGTTGTGATCGTATTCCTAAGGATTTTTTGAAGAAGGAAAAGTCTCGTTTGTCTAAGGTTGAGTATGCTCAGGAGTATCTTGGTGATTTTGTTGATGAGTTTAATCAGTTTTTTCCTACTAATCTTGTTCGTTCTCGTATGACTTTTGAGTCTTGGGATGGTGTTGTTCATAAGGATAGGAAGTATTTTTTAGGTGTTGATTTTGCTCGTTATGGTTCTGATGAAACTGCTTTTGTTGTTTCTGAGATGTGGATTCCTGATGGTTGTGTTAAGCCTTTTGTGAGGATTGTTTATGTTCAGTCTTATGCTGGTCGTAGTTTGACTGATTCTGCTGGTCGTATTCTTCGTTTGCATGGTTTGTTTCGTTTTTCTTTTATTTTTGTTGATGATCATGGTGTTGGTGGTGGTATTACTGATTTTTTGGTTGAGAAGCTTGGTAAGCTTATTGTTCCTTTGAATAATGCTAAGCGAACTCTTGATAAGTCTGGTCGTAAGGGTAAGTTGTTTAAAGAGGATTTGTATTCTAATGCTTTGACTTTGTTGGAGTCTAATCCTCCTCGTCTTGATTTGGTTGCTAATCTTCGTTTGTTGCGTAGTTTGCGTAGTATTACTTTTTCTTATACTTCTGATCGTAATGTTCGTATTTATGGTAATTATGATCATATTGCTGAGGCTTTTGTTCGTGCTTGTTGGTGTGTAAAAGCGAAAGCTTTAAAACTGTTTATATTATAGTGTTTGTTATACTATGGCTGCTACCAGTATTTTATCGACGGATGCTGAAATGAACGCTATGGCGGGTGCTAATGTTAATGCTACTGGCTGGACTGACGAAAATAAAACCTCATGGGGATTGCAGGCAGAATGTTATTTGAACACTTTGTGTAGGTTTAATTTTTCTGATAATTTTGCCAGTCTTAATATAGATGTTAAATATTTGCTCTCGGAGTATGTTGCAAGATATACCGCTATGTGTGGCATATTATATGATATGAGCGGTTATACGACCAGGCTTGAAGCTGAGGATATGATTAATGTTCATGTTTTTCGTTTGCGTGCTATTGAGAAGCTTTTGGTGGATCAGAAGAGTGTTACTTATATGGCTGGTGCTTGATTATGGGTTTGAAATTTATGCTTGATGAAGAGGATTTTAATCTTTTTGCTTCTCGTAGGTCTGTTCTTGGTAGTGATTATAAAACTGGTCGTGGTAGGGGTTATTCTGTTGTTGTTTCTGCTCTTGGTAGGGGTGATTATGAGAGTATTCAGGAGGCTGTTGATGATCTTCCTTATTCTGTTGCTGGTGGTTTGATTTATGTTGATGATGGTGTTTATTATTTGCCTAGTACGTTAACGCTTGATAGAAATAATCTTGAGATTGTTTTTTCTTCTAAGGCTGTTCTTAAGAGGAAGAGTGATGGTGCTTATGATCTTATTAAGATTGGTAATGGTGTTGTTAGACGAGAGGATATAACTCTTAGGGGTCTTGTTATTGATGATATTTCTGGTGTTTCTGCTAGTAAGGGTGTTGTTCTTGATAAGGTTCGTCGTGTTAAGTTTATTGATTGTCGTATAAATAATACTCATGATGCTCCTTTTTTGTTGGATTCTGCTTCTTATCATGTTTTTGTTGTGCGTTGTATTACTAATGCTGAGTTTACTATTGCATCTAATACTGTTTTTATGACTGATTGTGTTCACGAGAGTGATATAGTTATCTCTGGTGATGATGTTGTTGTGCGTGGTTGTAATTTTTCTCCTTCCTCTTTTATGCTTGATGATACTGGTTCAAATCGTTTAATTTTTATTGGTAACACTATAGAGGTTGGTGCTGATGATGATTATTTTATTTCGGGTTCGAATGGTGTTTTTATAGGTAATGTTAATAAAGCTGTTGGTACTTATGATTTTGATTTTTCGGGGGCTGCTAATGCTCTTGTTTTGGATCATGCTAATGTGCCTGCTAGTATAAAACCTTGAGTTGATATTATGGCGAGAACTAAACCAGATATGATTGATTATACTGATATGTCAAATAGTGTTGATTATGTTAGTGTTACTGCGGATAATACTTCTGCTCAGGATTTTATTTCTGATTGGGAAAAGTGGCACGCTTACTATCATAAGATTAATGCTTACAGTTCTTTAGTTGATAAAAAAGCTTTGTGGGTTGTTGGTCGTGGTATTCAGGCTGATAAGCGTACTTTAAATTTACTTTATAATATTCGTGGTTGTGGGAAGGATACTTTTAACACTATTATACATAATGCTATTAAGGTTTATACTGTTGGGGGTGATTTTTTTGCTGAAATTATTAGGGATTATAAAGGTAAGATTGTTAATTTGAAGCCTCTTAATCCTGGTTCTATCAGGATTAAGGGTAATGATAAGGGTATTATTACGCATTATGAGCAGATTGCTCATATTAATCCTTCGAGAAATGCTAATCCTGTTTTTAAATCTTATCGGGCTGATGAGATTTTTCATCTTATTTGGAATCGTACTGCTGATAATATTCATGGTACTGGCACGGCTGAGAAGATGGAGTCTGATCTTCTTCGGTATGAAGAGGTTGTAGAGGATATTAGGGTTATTTTTAATCGTTATGTTAAGCCTCTTTGGGTTTTTAGTGTTGATTCTGATGATGAGGCTGAGCTTGCTAAATTTAAGCTTAAGGTCGATCATACTGTTAATAAATCTGAGAATCTTGTTGTTCCTAAGGATACTGTTGATAATATTGATAGGATTTCTGTTCCCCCTAATAGCACCCTTGATCCTCTTCCTTGGGTGAAATTTATTGAAACTCAGTTTTTAAAGGCTGAGGGTGTTCCGTCTATTGTTCAGGGTATATCTACTGGTGGCAGTGAGTCTGAAAGTAAAGTGCTTTATCTTGCTTGGCAGCAGGTTGTGGAGTGGAATCAGTTATTTTTAGAGGAGCAGATATTTGCTCAGTTGGGTTTAAGAGTGAATTTTAATTTTCCTGTTATGATTGGTCAGGATTTGCAAAATGATGAAAAAAAAGAAAGAATTGATGATTCGAAAAAACTATAATATCGTGCCTTTTGTTGCTATTATTGGGCTTGTAGTTATTGAGTGTATTGCTTTGCATAATGGCATAAATGGTAAATTAATGACTGTGGTTGTTGGTGCTATTGCTGGTATTGGTGGTTGGACTTTGCCGCAGTTAATAACAAGATGAGAATAGAGGTGATAGTATGGTTGAAGAAAAAGGATTTGATACTGATGAAAAGGTTGAGCAATCAGCTAATGTTGGTGAAAAAGAAGTTCCTGATGTTGAGGAAAAAGATAAAGCTCTTGATGGGGTTGTTGCAATAGATAAGCCTGATGAATTATTATCTGGTATAGATCTATCTAAGAGGCTTGATGCTAAGCTTGCTGAGATTAAATCTCTTGATGAGGCTGTGCAGAAAAAGATAGATAGTTTTAAGGAATTTCTTAAAGCTACTGAAACTCATGGCTCTGCTCTTGCTGGGCAGCGTGTTGATCCTGAAGAGAAGGCTAGACACTTCGAGATAAGCAGGGTGTTTGTGGTGAGTGTTGTAAGATTTTTCATTTACCTGTCAAAAATAAATCTGAGATAATTGTTGAATTTATAAAGCAGTTTGGTTTTAAACTTAAATCTTATGATATTAAAATACTTATTAAGGGTGAATGTGAGCATCTAAATAAAAATAATCGTTGCTGTATCTATGAGGAAAGATCGCAGCGATGTAAAGATTTTTTTTGTAAGCGTTACACTTCTTGCATACCTGAAGGTCAGCTTTATAGGAAGCGTTGTCGTGTTTGTGGGAATATTTGTACTTTTCAGAGTTTGACACTTCGAGATAAGCAGGGTGTTTGTGGTGAGTGTTGGAATTGGTGATTTTATTGTAGTTGTTTGATGATCAGGCTTATTAATATACATCCTGCTAAGTATAGATAAAAAAATATTTGT